GTCGAACGATTGAAGGGCAAGTCCGGTGGCTGCCCGCTGCGTTGAAATCTCCGTGCTCATCTGTCGATGTCCTTTCGTGTTTGCGTCCTGAAAACAGCCGCGTCCCCGTCCTGAGTCAGCGGCAATCAACCTCCTGCGCCCGGATCCTCCGGGGGTTTCCTAATGCGTGATGTCCTTGGACGAGACAGCCAGCCAGCCGCCGTCGATTTCGATTGAGAGCCGGTCGCCGTCGATGTCCCAGATGCGACCGCTCCACTGCTTGCCGCCAGAAGTGCCGCTGACGAAATCGCCGATGGCGAAATGCGTCTGGCGCGGGGCTGGCGTCTGGTCGGAGATGTAGGTCGCGGCGGCGAGATACTCGTTGTCGTGGGCGTTCATGTGAGGGGGTCTCCTTAGTTTCGTGGGTAATGTACGAGCGTCCATCGGTCGGTCAAGGGGTACTGAACAAGCATTCCAGTGCGGTCGGTGGTGGTTCGGCTAGCGGTAGATAGGCTATAGGCTAGCGGTATTTCGTCAAGACAGGATTCCGATCATCGTGAGTACGAGCGTGATCGAGTCGTGGACCATTCGGGCCAGCGGCGAGTCATAGCCGAGCTCCTGGCCCAGTCGAACGAGAACGAGCGAGCGGATCATTGAGTCCCAGTCGATGCGTTTCACGTTGCCGCCTCCATCGCTCGCAGGGTCTCGCGGGCTTCGTCCTTGGTGTCACAGACGGCAACGGTCTCAGTCTGGCCGGTGGCGGCGTCGCGGGCCTCGATCTCCCACCAGCGGAAACCGGGGGTGCGTGGGTCTTTGATCGTGATGATGCGGTAGGTGGTCATGGTGTGTCCTTGGCGGTGTGGCTCGGCGGCATGATTGCCGCCGAGCGGGCTAAGCGGTCAGGCTGCGTACCCGATCGCCTTCATCTGGCTCATGGTCATCTTCTGCTTGAACCACGACAGCGGTTGATACGCGCCGTACTTGTCCATTCGGAAAGCCGACTTCGGAAACCACTGTGCGCTAACGTCTCGGCCATCAGCCAGCAGGCACACAGCCTTGTCGCTCGCCTTGAGCACCGTCACGCCAGCGAAACTCGGGTCGAGTTCGCTCCACCGCATCATCACCCAGCCGCTCGTCCAGTCGTGAATGTTGTTAGTGGCGTCCATCTCTTCATCTCCCGGTTGGCGTCTTGTCAGGTCTCATTTGCCTGACGTGTGTCAGTGTAGTCTATCGGTAGTTAGGCGTCAAGGGGATGAATTGGATTTTTTAGGGGCGTTTCCTGCGGGGAAAACGCTACTTCTTCCGCTTCGCCTTCTTCCGCTTGGCGGCGGGACGCTTGGCGAGGTGCTTCTTCCCGACCGCCCTGGTGGACAGGGAGTCGCGGATTTCGGCGGCAGACCGCTTTTCCACGAGCCGCAGCCGTTTCCCCAGCATCCGGCTTGCGAGATCGCCCTTCCGGCACAGGGCTCGAACCCAGCCGTCAGTGCAGCCCATGAATTCGACCGCCTCTGAAATCGTGAGGTAGTCGACGCCGTCGATGTTGTATGCCATCGTGACCATCCCTTCAAAAATACCGTCTAGCGGAACTTAGTCAAATCGCCCGCCGGCGTTGCCTTCCTGACTCGAAACGCCGTACACTATGACAATCGCCAAAAGGGGCCGATTGTTCTAGCGGATGGGGTGTAGTTTGTACTGTTGTACAGGCACGCTACAATCGCCTCCCTTGGCACAAAAAGGAGACGAGAAATGACGCTTCGAGAACTACTCAGGGATAGGGTCGCACCGCTCAAGAATCTGTCGGATCGGTCGGTCCTAATGTACGAGGATACCCTAAATCGGTTTAGGGACTTTTTGGGCCACGAGCCCACGGTCGACGACCTGGACGACCTGACGGCCGCCAAGTTCCTGCGGTGGCGGGCAAGCACCGTCCACGACAAAAGGCGGGGGATCATCTCGCCGGCCAGCCTCGCCAAAGATTCCGCCCACCTGCGGAGCCTCTGGACGTGGCTCGCCAAAAAGCGGTGGAAGCGGAGCGACGGCGAACTGATCGAATTCCCAGACTTTGCCCGCCCGAGGGTGCCAAAGCCCGTTCCTAAGGCGTACAAGGCCGACGAGCTCGCCAAACTGGTAGCCGCCGCCCGGCACCGAAAGGGTTTGATCGCGGGCAAGCCAGCCGCTTGGTACTGGACGACCAAGTTACAGGCGATGTTTCAGACCGGGGAGCGGATCGGCGCGGTCATGCAACTGCGGTGGTCGGAGGTCGATCTGGAGCGGCATACGCTCACGTTCTTGGCAGCCACCCGCAAAGGCCACAGGGAAACCATTACTCGGGCGATCTCGCCGGGGCTGTCCAAGATGCTGGCAGCACAGAAGGGGCCGCCAGACGCTCGCGTATGGCCTTGGCTAGATGACCGCGAAATACTGTCGGCCTACGCGAGCCTCAAGGTGCTCTGCCGGTGTGCGGGCGTTCCATACAAGCCCTTCCACGCGATTAGAAAGAGCACCGCCTCGTATCTCAAAAAGGCGGGCGTGTCAGCCAAGAAGCAACTTGGACATTCCAGCGAGGAAATGGCCGAGACACACTACTACGACGAGGAAATCACGGGGCGCGAGAGCAACCTCGACTACCTCCCCGAGATCGACAAGCCGCCTGCGGGCTGAATGACGGCGGCGAGGCGGCCGGGAAAGGACGAAACCGACCGCCTCGCGACGCGCCGTCAGCCGATCTTTGCATCGCTGTCAACGAAGATGCTATGCCCTCGCCTCGCCCTGGCCTCCATCTCGGCGACCTTTGCCCTGGTGCCGGGCAGTGCCGTCGTTCGCGGGGCGGCGTCCATTGCCGCCTGGACCTCGGCGACGATAGCGTCAGCCTCGTCTCGAATCAGCATGGAGGCGTCGTGGATGAGCGTCTGATCGCAGCGGGCGGCGCGGGCCGCGTAGGTCTCGCCCTCTAGGGACTGCCCGCCTGCCGTCTCAGGATGAGCGAAGAGCCGGACGGTATATCTCGCGTGTGCGTGGATGCGCGTCAGCCGGGTCAGCCAGTCGCGGACCTTCACCGGGACCGATCTTCTGATCGTCTCCTTTTCGGCGGGCGGCTTTTTTCTTGGCTTTGCGTTTGGGCATGGGGCGGCCTTGGGTTTTTCCTGCCCGAAAAATGTCCGCTGAACGTCAGACATGATGGCGGGCGATTTTCGCTTAGGCGTCAAGCGGCGCGGGGATTGTGGCGCACGATGGCGAGCACGGCCCGGATCCCGATGCGGGCCTCGGGGCAACTAAACCAGAGGTTCGCAAACTCAACGACGCAGGCTCGGAGCACTAGGTCGAGGGCCGCCTTGTGCGAGGGCTTGCAGCCCCACCGGGCTTCAATGTTCTCCCGCACCTTCGCGGTCGTGACGGCGATCGCGTCGAGCACGTCGTCGGCGGCTCTGGCACAGGAGAGTTTGCCAGCGATCTCCGCCATCGTCCGCTCCGGCCAGCAGCGGCAGATTTCAGTAACGATCACGTCGCAAGTGTGCTCAAGCTCGGCGGCGCGTGGGCCGATCTGCTCGCGCACGGCGTCGCACAATTCACGAAGCGTCAGCGTATCGAGAGCGTCGCCCACCGCACCTCCAGCATCAAGGCATGGCCGGTGAACCAGACGCGGGCGACGCTCCCGGCACGCGGCACTTTCCGTCTGGGCAGCCGGGCTTTTTCTTGCACCGCTCACAGGTGCAGGTGCATCGCTGCTCTACACGGCCGTCAGGCTTCCAGACGCCGTTGACGCACGTCCGGCCGCAGACGCACTCGGCGGGCGTCGGCGTGGGGGCGGCATCCCCAGCGACCATGCTGGCCCGTGCAGCGGCGACCGCAGCGGCAGCCCTCGGGTGTTCGAGGCTTGCCGACACGGGGTCAGCCGACAGGGCGGCGAGCGTCGCCAGGATCCATTCCCACATGGCTAGAAACTCCTGGCGTGGTCGATCACGGGATGCCCGTCCTCGCCGACCTGGTGCTGCACGAGGCGGGATTCCTTCGGCGGCTGCTCCGCGATGAGGGCGATCCAGAGAAGATTCTTCGCCGCCTTGGCGATCCACCGGAGCACGGGGCGGTCGTTCGCGGGCGTCGGGTTGACCGGCGACGAGGGCGACGACGAGAGCCACCATCCGGCAGACATACACACGAGGCAGACAATGGCGAGTTGCTTGTTGGTGAGTTGGATCATGGGGCTAGTTGGTAATCGAGGAATGGGTTGGGCTTGCGAGTGAGCGTGTTGACGGCGGGCATGAGCCAGTTGCCGTGATGGAGGTCGCGCCAGCCGAAACCGGCGACAGAGCCCACGGCGAAACTATCGAGCCCGGCAAGCATCCGGTCGACCGTCTGGCGATCGACCCAGAAACTCCCTTCGGGCATATCGGCGGGCCACTTCGGGCCGCTGATCCACGACGGCCCCCATGAGTTTTGGCAGAGCAGGCCGTCACGCGGTGAGCCGTTCTTGGCGTAGCGCACAGAGTGGAAGCACATCGCATGAGCCCATTGCCCACGCGCGGCGGCGAACGCATCCGGTCCTCTGACATTCTCGAAGCCGACCATCGAACAGACGGCGACAGGGAACCCCGCCTCGATAGCGGCAGCCGCCTCGTCGAAGTTGCGGACGAGGGCGACGTGTTTCGTCGGATGCTTCTTTGCGACCGCGTCGAGCTTGCCCTTGTCGCCTTGGCCGCCGTTGCCCCAGTTGCCCCACTGCTTCGCCCGGTCGGCGGAATAGTCCGTCAGGTCGACGCCTTCGTAGGGCTGGCGGTAGATGACGCCCCAGTCGCGAAACCAGCGGGCAGCCGCGCCGCCGTAGGAGCCATCGCTCCACCCGCCCCCGCCTTCGGGCTTGTTGCGGGCCTCGACGCGCGAGCCGCCGTAACAACTTTCGGAACTGACGCGGAGCGGAGGATCGGCGAGCCGACCCGTTTCCCAGTCGACGCATTGAGCGATCCAAACGGCGTGCTCGCCCCAGGCCCACGAAACGCAGTCGCCGATTCCCTGACGGCCGCAAACCCAAGGCTTGCCGTAGCGGGATGCGTGAGCCTTGTACGCAGAGCGATAGAGGAACGTGTCGACGCCCTTCGCCTTGGCGATCGTCTCGGCCCCAGCGTCACGAAAGAGCGGCTGGTCGAGCTCGGCCAGAAACTCTTTTACGCCCTCGGGGTTTGGGGCGTATCCAAACTGCGACCCTGACGGCGTGTGCCGCTGCGAAACGGCGAGGTAGACGGCGATGAATAGCAACGCCGCCGCGCCGACAAACTGCCAGGCTCGAATCTCGTCAGCGGGTCGCTTCACCGGCAGCCCTTCCGATCTCGCGATACGCTGCCGCCCACGCCTCACGCTGCGACTTGCTCACCGGGCCACCGCTCTTGCCGACTGCCCCGTCGAGAAACGCCTCGATGGCATCCCTGACCTTTGGCTGCCGCTCGCCGATGCTTTCGCCACGGCAACGCAGGATCCTCGCCCGCGTGCGAAGCTCGTCGTACTGCGTGCCGGTCTTGAAGAACGGCTCGCCCTGGGCGGCGTCGTGCTCGATCTCAATGGCGAGCTCGTCGGCAAAGGCTGCGAGGGTCGCGGCGTCGGCCGCAGCGGTCGGGCCGATGAACTTGCCACGCAAGACGATAGCGCCGCCGGGGGCCGGTGCCGGGGCGGGCCTGCTCTCCAACGCCCACGCAAGAAGGCAGCCGAGCAAAAGGGCCGAGGCGAGCGTGTAGCGGGCGCGGTCTGTCATGGCTTGTCGCTCCCGGCGACCAGGGCGAGCGTCAGCGTGTCGATCGCCTTCTTCTCCGCTTCCGCCAGGCTCTCCGTCTGGAGGAGCCGCAAGCGGACGTGGGCGAGGTCAGCGATTGCCGACTGATAGGTCGGGGCGAGGTGCGGCGGGGGTGCCGGCTCTGGGCCGAGCGAAGGGGCAGCCCGGCGGGCGAGCATCGGGCCGACGAGGAGAGCGGCAGCGCCGCCCAACAGGAGGACGTAGATCATGCGTCGTGGGCTTTCCTCACAAGGGGCAACAGAGATTCAATGGCACCGGACGCGACCAAAAGCAGCAGTTGGCGGGCGGCCGGTTTCAGGATGATCCAGACGGGCCACGCGAGCGCGGGGATCGCCTTGTCCGCGAGCGTGTCGAACAACAGGCCCACGGCGTTGAGCACGAACTGCTTTCGCTCGGCACCGTCGACCGGGATCGCGTCGGCCGCTTCAATCGCGACCCGCATGAGGGCGACGGCGAGCTCGCCAAACTCCGCGAGCGTGATTCCGCCAGCGGCTTTGACCTTCGCGGTAGCGACGAACGCTCTGACCTTCTCGGCGAGCGACACGAGGTCGTAGGCGGCCTGGAGCGGAGCGGATGAGATCATTTGACGAGCCCCATGAGGATTGCCCGGCGGGCGGAATCGAGAGAGCAGCCGAGGCGGAACGCGACCAGTTGCACATGCGAGGCTGTCAGCGGCGCTGGCCGCTTGCTCGTGACCTTGCCCCAATACTCCTGGCTCTTCGTGTAGTTCTTGGCGAGCGACACAACCTCACCTGCGGCCGCGATGGGTTCGCGCCCGTCAGGCCCGCCTCGACGCCAATGTGCAGCCGCTATCACGTCAGCCTCCGACCGTTCAGATTGGTCGAAAAACGGGCGTGACCGTAGGGGCTATTCCCGGTCGGTTTCGCGGTGGAGCACGAGGGCAATCGCCGCGTAACAGGCAATGTCCTTGAGCGTGTCCTCGACCCCGTCGAACTCGCATTTGCCACGTCGGAAGAACGCTTTGAGCCGGTGCATCTTGTCGCTGATTCGCAGGATGCAGCCGGCCCAGGCGGGCATATTCACCACGTCGGCCGATGAGCGGATGTTGCTCAGGGCGTCTTCGTCGATCCCGTAATCAAGGGTCTTGCGAAGGTGGAGCGACTTGAGCTCGTCGAGCACGGCGAGAAACTCCCGCGAGCCGGGGCGGATCGAGTCCTGCGGCGCGAGCAGCCCGTCGCCCGTATGACGTATGTCAACCGGCTCGCGTTCCTTCTCGCCCTTCAATTCACGCTCGCCCTGGAGGATCCAGTCCACCGGGATCGACGGCACGTCGGCGTCAGCAATCTCGGTCGGCGACTCC